AAATGATAGAGGCGAGGTAATAGCATATGCTAAACGACATAGAAAGTTACATAGGCTACAGGAAGAGTTTGAAATGCTTGATAAAAAAGATTTACGTTCTAAAACTGTAAAACGTCAGTATGGAATGCACATGACAGAAGCTAGAAAAAGGCAAGGAGAAATATATATTAGAGATTGGTTAAATACTAATAGAAGTACAGATGATAAAGGTAATCAAACATTAAATCTTCATAAAATATATGACCCTGCTTTATTATTAGAGCTTATTAAGTTTAATCACAAAGGAAACTTTGACCGAGTTATGGCATTTATGATTGGGATGTATCACACAAGAGAATTATATAATGCTGAAATAAAAGAAGTACTAGAAGACAATTCTGCTAATAGTTGGTTTGATCGGAACTATAATTAGTGGTATATTTATAAAACGCGCGTACAAAATATTTTTTTTGTAAAAACTAATAGAAAATTTACTATTTTTGTAAGATTATGGGTTACGATAAAATTCCAAGGCAGAAATTGCCTTTACGACAAAAAACAAAAGAATGGAGAGAACAATGTGTAGAAGCATTTATTGATCTTTCTAATTCAGGTATTGGACATGCTAACCGCAAGGACGATATAAAAATATTATACGACTATTACAACGGTGTAATTGACGAGGCAGATTATAACTACGTTTTAAAACCATACGGTAAATCTCGTAAGAACTTTCCTTCAGAGATGCGTAATTACCCTATTATCAAACCCATAATTGATCTTCTATTAGGTGAAAAATCTAAAAGACCTCTCAATTATACCGTTACTGTACAAAATGCAGATTCAATTAGTGCTAAAGAACAAGCTAAGACTCAAGCTATATTTCAAAATCTTCAGCAACATTTTTTACAATCTGTACAAAATCAAGGGATGGATATGGGAGCAGATCCTGAACAAGAGATACAACTTCCTCAGCATATAGCAGAAATGTTTGAAAGCAGTTATGTAGATAACAGAGCCGTGTTAGGGCAACAAGCATTAAACTATATTATGCAAGATCAAGAAGTGTATGACAAAATACAAAAATCTTGGTTTCATTATTTAGTATCTGGAGAAGTATACACGCATAGAGGAGTTAGAAATGGAGAACCTTTCTATGATGTACTTAATCCTATTGATGTAGACTATGATTTAGATCCAGATTTAGAATTTGTTGAAGATGGTGATTGGGCATTAGTTAGAAAATATGTGCACCCATCTACAGTAATAGATCATTACTATGAAAGTTTAACAGAACAACAAGTTTTAGAATTAGAAGAACCTAGACACCATGAAAATGATATAGGATTTTTATATGCAAACAATGCTAAAAAAGATGCTAACTCTTACAGAAATAGATTAGTTGAAGTTACAAATGTGTATTGGAAGTCTAGAAAAAGAATTGGATTTCTTTCTTATATGGATCAAGATACAGGTGCTATAGAAGAAGTAGAAGTTGATGAGTCATTTAGAATGCCTCAAGAAATGAAACTTGCAGGTGCTAAACTACAGTGGCTTTGGGTAAATGAAGTCTGGGAAGGTACAAGAATAGATGGAAGATTCTACATTAATATGAATGCTATTGCAAATCAAAGAATTTCTTTAGATAATCCTTCTAAATGTAAACTACCAATTAACGGTAGAAGATATTCTGATGTTAACTCTGCAAATATATCTTTGGTTAAGTTAGGTATACCTTACCAACTTAATTACAACATCTATAAATATAGATTAGAGTTAGCTATTGCAAGAAGTAAAGATATTATTGCGCAGTTTGATATTAACATGATTCCAAAAAAGTGGGACATGGATAAATTTATGTATTACGTTGAAGGTACGGGTATTGCTTGGGTAGATTACAACAAAGAAGGAATACAGCTCAACCCACAGCATCAATCCGTACTGGATATGTCTATTAAAACAATTAATCAATATGTTACTTTGCTAGAATCTATTTTAGTAGAGTGGGAAAAGATTTCTGGTGTTAGTAGACAAAGACAAGGTGAAATAGGCGCGTATGAAGGTAAAGCATCTTCACAACAAGCTATTTTACAATCTTCACATATTACAGAAGATTTGTTTCGTAAATTTGAAAGGCTAGAACAAAGAGACTTTCAAGCATTATTAGATTACTCAAAAGAAGCTTGGCATACAGGTAAAAAAACAATGTATATATTACCTGATGGTACTACAGACTTTTTAGATATTGATTCTATAGGCCATATGGAGTCTAACTATGGTATATTTGTTTCTGACGCTGGTAAAGATCAAGAAAAACTTACAAACATTAAAGGTCTTACTCAAGCTATGATGCAGAATGGTGCTAAACCATCTGTTATTGCTGGAATGCTAGACTCAGATAGCTTTAGTCAAATTAAAAAGAATCTTAAGTCTGCCGAGAAAGCTCAAGCAGAATTAGAAGCTGCACAACAACAAGCTCAACAAGAACAGTCTCAACAACAACTAGAAGCCGCACAAATGCAACAAGAAGCAGAAGGTTTAGAAAGAGAAAAAGATAGACAGAAAGATATTGAGATTGCATTAATAAATGCAGAGTCTAAAAAAGATCAAGAAGGCCATTCTTTAAATTTAGAAAAAATGGTTAGAGATTTTGAATTAAAAAACAGAGAACTTGATATAAAAGAACAAGATTTATCTGAAAGAGCAAGGTCTTCACAAAATCAAGAAGACATAAACAGAGAAGCAAATCAAGTTAAACGAGAAGACAGTATAATAAAAGCAGATACCGCTAGACAAAATGCTAACAAACGAAACTAGAAGATCTTTATTAAATAGGGCTAAAGCTGTACAATTTCCAGGAAGTATTATGGAAGTGTATAAAGCTGCAGAACAAGGTATAGATGTTTTAGCAGAACACGAAGCTCAGATGCAACAACAACCACAAGTTGCACAAACTCCTGAACAACAAGAAGTAGGATTACGAGAACAACACGCGCAAGGAAACACGCAAGCTTCTATGGCTTTTCCTGATGTACAACCTAATCAATCTTTTAATACAGTAGGAATGAAAGCCCCTATTGATATACAAAAGATAGATGATCAAGGACATTTAGTAGAAAGTTATAAAAACGTACCTCCAGGAATACAAGACTTACCAACCGGTCCTAATAGAGGAACTGTAATAGAATCACCAGCTGCTTATCAAAAAGGTGGATTTATTCCAGATCCTAATAGATCTATATCTGTTCAAGTTAAAGAAAAACAAGCACAAGATAAATTAAATAAAACTTTAAATAAAAAAGTTTACGATAAAAAAATTAAAAACCTAGAAGAGTTACATACTATCGACCCTGTGAACCTTGCTGACGGCGTAGCTATGACAGGTATCCCAGTTATCTCTGAAGGTGCTGATTTAGCTAGTGCGGCTATTTCTACTAGTAGAGGAAACTACACGGATGCAGCAGCTAGTGTAGCTGGTCTTGGAATACCTTTTTTAGGAGGAGCAGCTTTTAAAAATCTGTTTAAAAAGTTTCCTAAATTATTAAAAGGAAAAGAGGTTCAATATATGTATAGAGGTCTTGGTCCTGAAGGTTATAAAGACGCAATTGAATCAAATGTATTAAGGGCAAGGCAAACTCCTAATGCAATATACCAAGGTAAATTTGATGTTGGTAAAACATATGGAAATAAAACGTATTACAGTCCAGAAAAAGAAGTAGCTAAAAGGTATGGTAAAGGTTATTACGCTAGAGTTCCAGTTGAAGAATTTGGAGGTAAATTAAGAAAAACTTACAGAGGTGACAATCCCTGGAGTCAATATACTAAATCACAAATTCCAACTAATAAAGCTGAAATTTTTAAACCTGTGTTTGGAAAAGTTGGAGGCCCTAGTATAAAATCATCAAAAAAGAAAGGTGGGTACAAATCTATTAAAAAAGAAGACGGTGGTTTAGATAAAGATATGGTTAAAGCTAGTAATGGAGCTATGGTTCCAAAAGAAATGCTTAAAGACTATGAAAAATCCCTAGCTAAAGTAGGAGTAGAAAAATTTAATACTAGTCCTATGTTAAATGAAACAGTTGCTAGTTTTCTTCCAGGTGTAGGAGAGGTAATTGATGCTAAAAATACAATTAAAGATCTAGCTGAAGAAGATTATTTAGGAGCAGGTTTAAATGCTGCCGGATTTGTATTACCATTTGTACCAGGATCACTTCTTAAAAGCGCAGTTAAAAAGACGGTTAAAGCTCAAGATCCTAATACATTATACAGAGTAGTTGACGCAAGTGGTAATGTAGAAGCTGCTAAATTTGGTTCAACTATTCCAGACGTATCAACTATAGGAAGACGTACAGGATATAAAGACATACAAAAAAATACTGATTTTGATGTTTTGAATACTACTACAGATCAAAATTGGATTGCAGGTTCAGGTCCAGATGACCCAAGAAGCTTACTTAATACATATGGAGGAAAAAACCCTTATATAGTAAAAATGTCAAGAAGTTCTCCTGGCGAAGAAAGTTTAGATGTTATTAATTCACGAACAAATATTTTAAATGATTTTGACTTTCCATACACTAACAATGTAGGAAAATGGAATTCAGCTACAGGACAATTTGATTTACCTTTAGAGTTAGGCTCAGGTGTATATACAACAGTTGGTAAAAATGTAGACGATTTAGCTAAGATACCTCCGGGGTCTATTGTTAATCCTAATATGGTAAGTAGAGGTAATAATAATATTACTACTATATTTGGGCCAAAAGGAACTAAAGTTAGAGATGTACAAGGAGTAATGTCTAAAGCTGAGTATTTAGAAGCTATTAAAAAAGATCCTAATTTTAAATTTAAACGAGGTGGTTATAAACAAAAGTATCAAACTGGTGGGTTTGAAGAGTTTACTAGTACAAATTATACAAAAGATCAATTAAAAAATAAAAATTCTAATAATGCTCCTTGGGAAGTTAAAAAAGGTGTGAGAGCAGTAGAAAGCAGTAATGGAATTAATATGATAAATAAAACAAGTTCTGCTACAGGTTTGTACGGACAATTGTTTAATGAAATAAAAGATCTTCCAGAATTAAAAAATATTTCTAGAGAACAATTTGCAGCTGATACTACTTTACAAAATAAAATATTTGATATGAGATGGCAGGGAAAACTTCCTGACATTCCTGGGTTAAAAAACAATGCAAAAATGTTACAAAAGAAATACCCTAATCAATCAAAAGATTATTCATTAAACGAGCTTGCATCTATATCAAATTTTGTAGGTAGAAAAGGCAGTAGAGAATACTTTGCTTCTATTAGAGATAACACTCCATTTACTGTGCCTGGTGTTAACAAAACTCCAGAAGAATATATTGAAGGGTATCGTACTGCAGTTAAAAAGAACAAAAGAGGTGGATATAGACCTAAATATTTGTAATAAGTGTTATATAATAATGACAAAGTTGAAAAATTAAAAACTATAAAAAATATTAATATAAATCGTATTTTTGTAACCAATAAAACTAAATAGATATGGACCCAAATGAAAAAATTCAATTAGACGACATTACGTTTGACGATGTAATCGCAGGTGATGGAGTTGATACAATAAGTGTAGATGACACACTTGAAGTAGAAGATGTTGTTGAAGAAACTGAAGATACTACTGAAAAAGTAGAAGATGAAGTTGAAGAACAAGAAAAATACCAAGAAGATGAAGAAGAAGATGATGACGAAATTGAAGAGTCTGAAAATGATGATTCTGTTGTAGGAGAAATCTTATCAGCTTTAGGATATGAGATGGATAGAGAGTATGAAGATACTGCAGAAGGATTAACTGAGTTAACAAAAGACATTGCTTCTCAAATGGCGGATGACAGACTTGATGAAGTGCTAGAAAATTTCCCTTTAGTTAAAGATCATTTGCAGTATGTATTAGCAGGAGGACAATCTCAAGAATTCATGCAAGCGCATGATCCTAATTTAGATTACAATTCTTTTAGTTTGCAAGAAGACGACACACGAAGTCAAAAAGCAATTTTGTCTGATTATTTTACAACAAAAGGACACGACAAAGAATTCATTAATGAATTACTTGAAGATTACGAAGATTCTGGTAAACTTCACGGAAAAGCAGAGGCAGCACGCCAAGCTTTAGGTAAAGTGCAATCAGCACAAAAAGAACAAATTGTTGCACAGCAGCGTGAAGCTAGGCAACAAACAATGCAAGAGCAAGAACAATTTTGGGGAGGGGTAGCAGAGACTATCAAAGAATCAAAAGAGTTTGCGGGGCTACAAGTTCCTGAGAGAGAGAAAAGTAAATTTTTTAATTACCTTTCTCAACCTATAGACAACAATGGCCGCACACAACGTGATTTAGATCATGAAGAAGCAGAAATGGAAGTAAAGTTAGCTATTGATTACCTTATGTATAAAGGTTTTAATTTAGACACTATTATTGACAAAAAAGCAACTACAAAACAATCTAAATCCCTGAGAGATAAAATAGCTAATAACGAATCATCTGTAAAAAGTGCTCGTAAAGCTTCTAGGTCAAGAAAATCTTTTGATGTAGACGATTTAGATCTTAGTATTTAATAACTGACTAACCTCAAGGCGACTTGATTTAGTATATAACTTTAAAAATAATTAGAAAATGAGTGTAAACGGAACTAACATAAGCGTCCAAAAGACGTTTTATAACGATTCGCAAATGACTGACATGAACAGTCTAGCAAACGCGTTGCTTAGTAAACCTACTGAACTTTCTCCTATCATTACTCATTTGGCGGGTAAAGATGACAAACGTTTTCCATTATCTTTCTTAACAGAAGGTGTTGGTAACGTAAAATCTATTGATCGCCTTGAGTATGAATACCGTGTGGCAACACACCGTTTGAGAACAAGACCAGTAGCGGCTGCTCCAGCAACGACAACAAATTTAGGTATAGGTGGTTCTTCTTTTGAAGTATCCTTCCCTGATAAACATTTTGTATTTCCTTACGTATTAGTATCCCAATCAGGGGTGCAAGCACGTGTTATGAAGGAGCCTCAGCAGGATGCTGTAGGATCATGGAAATACACTTTACAATTAGTTAACCCATCAGCTTCTGCAACTATGCCAGCAGCAGATGTAGCAGCAGGTGCATTATTTGCTCAGATGTTTGCTCCAGTAGGAGTTGATTTCTCTAGAGGTAATGCTTCTAACTGGGAAACTCCAGGTAAAGTAAGAAACAAACTAACTACAGTTAGAAAATCTTACCACATGTCTGGAAACGCTAAAGATTTTGTAGCAGAATTTGCTCTACCAACTAAAGGTGGATCTACTACTAAACTTTGGATGGACTACGAAGAGTACTTACACATGCTTGACTTTAAAGAAGAGTGTGAAATGTACTACTGGTATGGACAAAAAACATATGATTCAAACGGTAACACGATGATGAAAGATGAAAATGGTCAGCCAGTAATT